CTATACAAAAATTGTGTGATCAAGTGTCAAAGCGCATCCACCCGAAACGCTTTGACGATGATACGACTAAGCGCACATGGAAAGATACTATAGCCTACCTTGAGACTTTGTAGCGCCCATTATCACCAAGCCACATGACTCACATTTTGGTGCGTCCATAGTGTAGTCAACGAAGCACTTACACTTAGGACACTTATCGTCATCAATGGCCTGTTGTATGGGGCCTTTGTTTTTGCCTTGTTTAGACAATGCTAACTTCATGCGGCTGAACCAATTCCTGCTTTCACATCATCAGTATAATTTTCTTTGTAGTGATCTGCAACGAGCTTGGCGATTTGTTGACCAATTTTTCTGTGTTCATTGGTGCTGATCTTTACAAGTTTGTTGTAGGTGCTAATATCGACAGCAACGGATTTAAATTCTTTCATTGGATTTACTCCCACTAAATAACAAGAATGGGCATATTCTAACATGTTTAAAGGTTACCGCAAGTATAATAAATACGGCGCTCAGAAGACGCAGTTCATGGGCTATACATTTGACTCTAAATGGGAGGCAGAACGATGGGGTGAGTTAACCGCCATGGAACGGGCCGGGTCAATTAAGAATCTTGAAAGACAGATCAAGTACGATATCTTTGTGAACGATCAGAAGATTTGTAGATACGTTGCCGATTTCAAATACAAACAAGTTGAGGAAGACGGCTCAGAAACAGAAATAGTTGAGGACGCCAAGGGGGTTGAAACTGCTGATTTTAAACTAAAAAAGAAATTGATGTTAGCAGTTCATGGAATTGAGATAAAATTATCTAAGAAAAAGCGTTGACATTCTTCTTAAAGTTTCCTATCTACAAATTGTGGAAGCAATATAGAAGGAGGGCGCAATGCTTAATGCACCTACCACATTTATCCCTAACGACTTGACGCCAATCTATGAGCGGCGTAAGGATGTTATGCAAAAAATTGCTGATCTTCAAAACGAATTGAAGGTCATCAATAATTCTCTTATCCAACAATTTGAGGATCAAGCCGAGCAAGTGCTTGCCAGCAAAGGCAAGGATTTTGGTCAGGCCACGATCAAGTCTGATGGCTTTAAGGTTACCATTGACTCGCGCAAGCGTGTTGACTGGGATCAAGAAAAGCTTATGGGCGTTCTTGATAATATGGATAACGAGAACGCGAAGCACTATGCTACAGTCAAGGTATCTGTTGCAGAAGCTAAGTTCCAACAGGCCCCACCAGATATCAAAGCGAAACTCTCTGAGTGTCGCACTGTGTATCTGCAAGGCAAATCAGTAAACATTGAGGTCGATGATGCTTAATATCATTACAGCAGAAGAACGGCTTGCCGAAAAACGCGGTCACAAAATTGTGATCGCGGGTAAGTCTGGTGTGGGCAAGACTAGTCTTGTCCGCACACTAAATACTGACACAACTTTGTTCATGGATTTGGAAGCTGGTGACGCGGCAATCGAAGGCGTGAAGGTTGATGTCATTCGTCCACGCACATGGCAAGAGTGCCGTGACTTCGCCTGTTTCTTAGGCGGCGGTAATCCTGCACTAAACGATGACGCTCCATATTCTATGGCGCACTATCAGTATGTGTGTGAGGTTTACGGCGATCCAGAAAAGTTACTGTCCAAGTACGATACAATCTTTATTGATAGTATTACTGTCGCTGGACGCCTTTGTTTTAGTCACTGCCAGAACCAACCAGACAATAGATCTGACCGTACTGGCAAGCTTGATACTCGCGCCGTGTACGGTATGCAAGGTCGTGAGATGATGGCATGGCTGACACATTTGCAACACATTCGCCAAAAGAATGTGATCTTCGTTGGTATCTTGGATGAGATTACTGACGATTACGGCAGAGCCGAATACAAGCTACAGATGGAAGGCAGTAAAACAAGTCGTGAACTGCCCGGCATCGTGGATGAGGTAATCACCATGACAACGCTGACAAGCGATGAAGGCCAACAGTTCCGCGCCTTTGTTTGTCATACGCTGAACAAATGGAATTACCCAGCCAAGGATCGTAGTGGTCGATTGGATATGATCGAAGAACCGCACCTTGGCAAACTGTTAGACAAAATGTCTGGTGGGACAGCGCAAGCTGATAGACCAATGGCTTTTGTAAATCCTAGTGAAGTGGTTATTGCAGAAGGAGAAGAAACACATGCTTAACCTAAACAACGTAGCGCCAGCAGAATACGAAAACACTCCGCTGGAATTAATGCCTGATGGCACGATTGCTCGTGGCATCGTTAAGTTGACAGGCGGCGACATGGAGTTGCCTGAATTTGGTGCTGGCACTTTCTTTAAGTCGTCTCAATCAACGAGCGCCAAGTGGTTGCCGATTGAGGTCACCATCGTTGGTGGTGAGTTTGATAAGCGCAAAGTGTGGCACAACATCTTTGTTGATGGTGACAAACTGTCTGAGCGCGGTGTGCCAGTCGCAAAAGAGATTGGGCTTCGCACATTAAAGAGCATGATTGATAGTGCTTTTAACTTGTCATCTAAGGATGAGTCACCGCAAGCACAAGCCGCTCGTAATCTGAACGGCGTCAATGATCTTAACGGTGTAAGTATCTGCTTTGCCATTGGCGTAGAAAAAGGCACTAACGGTTACGCTGACAAGAATAAGATTAAGTATGTTCTTACAGCGGACTCTAAGGGCTTTATTGCTGGTTCAGCGCCAGTTGCCGCTCCAGCGGTGAGCGCACCTATGACCACAGCCGCGCCGCAACCAACAACAGCAACGGCTGGCGTTACACCAGCTTGGGCAAGATAGGAGGTCACGATGTTGGGAAGCATTTTTAAATCAATCTTTGGTGTTAATGAGGCACCCATTCAAAAGCTTGAGCATCCGCGTTATTGTGGGCCACTACGCGCTTTGATGGAAAGCGGCAAGCCATACACGTTGAGCCAGCTTCAAAAGCGCCTCGGTAAAACCAAAGGTACTGTATACCATGAAATGTGTGAGTTGCGTAAAAACGGCTACACCATCACAAAGCAGTACGACAAAAAACTTTCTGTGTATAAGTATCGGATGAACTGATGATCTTACGCGGATACCAAGAGGCGGCTATCAATGCCGCCTCTGACGCTTTAGACAAACATGGTAACACACTTGTCGTGGCTCCTACAGGGGCTGGCAAGACTATTATGCTGTCTGCACTTGTAGGCAAGCGTCATAAAAAAAATCACAATATTTTAATTTTACAGCATCGTGATGAGTTAGTTTCACAAAACTCCACAAAATTTCACCGTGTTAACGACAACATGTCCAGTAGCATTGTCAATGCTTCACAAAAGGACTGGTCGGGTGACGCCGTGTTTGCAATGGTGCAGACGCTATCTCGTGAAAAGAATTTAGAGCAAATGCCGCACATTGACATGATCGTTGTTGATGAAGCGCATCACACTATTGCCGACACATATCAACGTATTATTAACGCCGCAAAGAAAGCGAATGAGGGGGTTCAGATAGTTGGGTTTACCGCTACCCCTAACCGTGGTGACAAAAAGGGCTTGCGCGGCATTTTTAGCAATTGCAGCCATCAGATCGAAATCTCTACACTGATTAATGAAGGGTTTCTGGTTCCGCCCAAAACATATGTGATTGATGTCGGTGTACAGGATGAGTTGCGGAATGTTCGTAAGACTGTTGCCGACTTTGATATGGAGGCTGTTGAGCGCATTATGAACCGCCGTGCAATCAATCAGAAAGTGGTTGATGAATGGCTAGACAAAGCTGGTGACAGAAAGACGATTGTATTTTGCTCCACGATTGTACATGCAAAAGATGTGTGTGAGGCATTTGTTGACGCTGGCGTGAATGCCGCTGTTGTTACAGGCGACACACCAAGCGATGAGCGTGAGAGTATTTTATACGATCTGGCACATGGCGACATGCAAGTCGTTGTAAATGTCGCCGTGCTTACAGAAGGGTTTGATGCGCCGCCCGTATCATGCGTTATCTTAACGCGCCCATGTTCATACAAAGCCACAATGGTGCAGATGATTGGTCGTGGCTTGCGGACGATTGACCAAGAAGAGTTTCCCGGCGTTGTTAAGTCTAACTGTATCGTTATGGATTTTGGCACGTCTGTGCTTACGCATGGGTCACTTGATGATCTTGTTAATTTAGATGGCGCGACTGGTACTAGGGCAGGAGAGGCACCAGAAAAGGTATGTCCTGAATGTGATTCAGTTGTGCCGCTTGGTGTTCGTGAATGCCCTATCTGTGGACATGAGTTTGAAGGGCAAAACGCCGATCCGTTAGAGCATTTTGAGTTGACTGAAATTGATTTGATGGAGCGGTCGCCGTTTCGTTGGATTGATTTGTTTGGTACAGGGACGTGTTGGGCCGCAACAGGATTCAATGGATTTACACTTGTGGCACAAACAGGACATGTTTCTGCCGCAATCGTAAAACGAAACAATGGTCGTGTTAGGCTGATTAGTGTGGGTACGACACGGCAAGTTATGGCGGCGGCTGATGATTTTTTGCGGACAAACGAAGATGGCACCAGCGCTCAAAAAACTAAGCGCTGGCTTAATGATAGAGCTAGTGAAAAACAACGCGCTCAGTTGAATAGACATGGAGTGCATGTAGGAGCATTCGACTTCTCATGGACTAAATACAAAGCTGCGTGTATGCTGAATTATGTGTGGAACAGACAATTCATTGATAATTTAGTCAACAACGTAATTCAGAAAGATTTAACCGATGAACCGAGGCAACTTGCAAGTGAAGCTAAATCTCATTGATGATACAGAAATTGACATATCTTGTTTTGTGCAAGTACAAGATCCAAGTGATGGGCAGGAAGTCCATGATTGCGTTATGGATGCCATCACTGATTATATAGAACGCTATGACAATATGCTTGTAGACGGGGAAGCAGAAATATATTTTGGCGACAGCATTATGTATGTCATAGGCTTTAGTCGTATGGAAGGGGAAGAAGAAACATGGGGCATAGCAACCGCCGAAGGCACCATCACTCTCCACTAAAAACTATTGGAAAGCTGTTTACCAACATCGGTTGGGAGAAGCGGCTTTGTGATTTATCTGAAGATGAAATCGTAGCAATCGCTGTAGTAATACAAGCAATAGAAGGGCTAGAAGATGTCTACTCTAATGAGTACCTTACAGAAGTTTACCTCCGATATGGAGGCGGCAGATTCTGCATTGAAAGCGAAGCGGACATACCATTCTGAAGATGCCGACAATATAATTAAAGAGCTTGATCGGGGCATAAAAGACAAAGAGTTTAAGACTCCGCGCCGCAGATATCTTGGCGCATCTTCTCTCGGTGATCCATGCTCTCGCAAGCTTCAGTATAGATATATGGGGCAAGAGATCGATGAGGGTCGTGGGTTTACAGCTAAAACATTAAGGACTTTCGCGCTTGGTCATAGCATCGAAGATCTGATGATCATCATGTTCCGTGACGCTGGTTTTGACTTGCGTACTGAGCTAAAAGGCGAACAATTTGGGTTCGATACGGCTGACGGCGAAGTGCGTGGACATATTGACGGCGTTATAGTTGATGGGCCGTTGCCGATTAAATACCCAATGCTGTGGGAATGTAAGTCTGCATCTGACAAAAAGTTCAATGAATTTGTTCGTAAAGGTGTAGAGATTGCTAACCCAGTATACGCAGCGCAGGTCGCTTTGTATCAGGCATATATGGATCTGTCAGAAAATCCGTGTTGTTTTACAGTGTTGAACAAGAACACAAGCGAAATATATATTGAGCTTATTCCATTCAATGCAGAGCTTGCACAAGCCACTAGCGACAAGGCTGTGAATATAATTAAAGCTACCCGTGCAAACGAGATGTTGCCGCGTGTAGCGCAGAATAATGATTACTACGGTTGCAAGTTCTGTGATTTTAGGGATACTTGCTGGTCTGAATAAAAAAATGGGAGACAGGTTTTCGGAAATAACCTGCCCCCCACGAGGTAAAACAATGCTTAACGAGGTACAATATAATGAGTGTGGTTAGGTTTGGCAATACTACATCTGGTGTTTCAGCAAATAATTTAGTAGAAGAGATTTCTCGCCGGGTTCCAAAAAGCGAACAAATTCGTATCTTGCGGGATACGTTTCCTGCTGGTCGGGTTCATGGCAATACATTCTATCTTGGGTCTTTATTAGGTGATCCCGGTCAGTCGTTAAAAATAAACATTGATCCACATTCCCCACATTTTATGAAGGGGCAGGATTTCAATGGCGGTGTCGGGATTGGGGGTATTGTTAAGATCCTGATGGAAGCGCGTGGCATGAAGCTCGGCGAGATCAAAGATATGTTCAGCACATATCTGGACCATACAGCGCCGCAAGTTGTTCGGGATAACGGTCCAGTCGAAAATCCTTTTAAAAAACAATTTAATTCAAACTCGCCATATGACGCTGAGTATGTTTATACCAATGCGGATGGCGAAGTCTTGGTGTCGGTACGCCGATACAATGTAAAAGACATGGCTGGCAATCCAGTGCTAAATACAAACGGTAAGCCTAAGAAAGAGTTCAGGCCATTTATCGAAGGCTCACCATATTCAAAGTTTCCTGATGTGCGGCCTCTGTACAATATCCCAAATGTGTTGGCATCACGCCGTGTAATATGGGTTGAGGGTGAGAAGTGCGCTGATGCGCTTAACGCCGCAGGATATACAGCTACATGTACAATTGGTGGTGCAGGTGCGTTAACAAAGAAAACAGCCTCACAATATGACTTCTCCCCATTGCAGGGCAAAGAGTTAATCTTGTGGCCTGACAATGACCAAGCAGGTAAGAAGCTGGCTGATCTTATTCAGGATTTGGCGTTAGCCGCAGGCGTAAGATCTGCAACCATGCTGACGCCGCCAATGGGTAAGCCTGATGGATGGGATGCGTCTGACGCAATCTCCGAAGGTTTT